TTGTACATACCATGGCTAAGAGCCCAAGGCCGAATTTGGCGAATGTATGATTGTACGGACAAGTTCAATTCCCACGTCTTCGATCCAAGATTTTCTGATGCTGCTACTACTAAATTCGCTTGGCGGTGCCATCTCTTTTGCATAAAATGCTGGGATTTGACAGGAAGGCCTGCTTTTGGTAGCATAAGTACACCTGCAAATGGCTCAATCACGCCGACATAGTCGACTTGATCGTTTACAGTATACGATCGGAAAATCAGATCTTTTTCTTCAAAAGGAACTGGTTCCTCCACTGGTTGATTTAACGGAATGATTGGAAGCAAATCGTTATGCTCCCATGTCACCTTAACATCTGGTGGCAAAGTACCGTCGGGACCACAGAAGTGCAAGACTTCGAACCTAAAGGCTCTAGCCAAGTTTTCCCATGGATTCCCAACAGCATTAGCCGCCTGATGGGGACAACTGCTGAATGAAATAATCGGTTCTTCATCCGTTAAAAAGCCAACTAATGACGTACCTTGAGTGGTGTCAAAAGCTAGCTCGTCATAATCGACTCGCACGATAGCATCTACCATTGCTGGTAGGACCATCTTCATCTTAATTGTATGAGAACCTTGAAAGCCTAGATAGGCTGTCTCATACCCTGTAATCCCTGCGTAATCGAGTGTGACGACTTGCGGTGTTCGAACGATCCCTGCGAACGTGCCAACTTCTTGAACCATTGACCCAATTTCTCCTGCAATTTGCATAATTGGGTTAATAATCTGATTTGAACCCGGAATGATATTAGATACCATAGAGGCCAACAGATCAAGAATTGGCATGCCCGAAGTAACATTCGAACTCGCATTACCAAGTGGTGGTGCTAAAGAGAGGAAACCCCCTCCTTGTTGTTGTTGTTGCTGTTGTTGTTGTTGTCCTCCTCCCAGAACATTTCCAAGCATATTCATAGCTCCTGCAATTGGGCTTAGTGCGGTGTTTAAAACACCGTCTATCAGGCCTTTCTGTTGCATTGCTGCAGTTTTTGGGCAGATAGCTACGTCAGCTCGGGCTTGTTGGGAGGACCCAATGTTTCCTTTTCCCATATAGGGAATGATGGTTGTGAATTTGAAGTCCGGTAATGTGATCGGATGTAACGCATACTGTTTCAAAGCCAAGATCATTCCCTTGACATGCGCCGCAAGTGGCAAATTCACACCAGCCATTGATGCTGAGTAATTTGCTTTAATCTTCATCTTTGAAAGATTATTCAACTTGGTGCACATATCAGGGATTGGTCCAGTGCCACTCGTCAAGATCATCGATCGGACGTACCGCACTACCTTGTTATCAGGTAGTAAACCGTGGTACAACCGCGAAAAACTATTTCGTCGTTGTGGCATGAGCATATATGTTCCATTCACGCATGCTGGGCACACGATCCTAAGTTCAATTAGGAACATTATCTCATAAAGGCCTCTATCAGTATCAGCCAATCCTTTCAAGTAATTCTCAAAAACTGAAGTATTTATATCGGTTTGTATTGAATCGGTTAGATCCATCATTCCCATGTCACACCACCTTTGAAGATGTTTGACAGGGTAGATGACCGGTTTTTGAAAGTTATTCAAGATTGTCTTTTCTGATTGGAACAGCAATGGAAACATGGGTAAAGGATCGAAAGCCTTAGTCGGAACTCCGGCCAAGGGTACATCGATCAAAAATTCCGCACCGATTTGGAGCGGATTATCAGCTACCGCAGGCATAACCTGCGTCTCTGGTTTTGCCGGCAGAACTGCCGGCTCTTGTTGCATAATTGTATCTGCAACAATTTGCTCGCTAACGAACTGTTCGCTAACTTCTGTAGGTGTCGGGACGGTCGTTGTCGTGCTAGGGTCTGCGATAGTACCGGTGGATGTTACTCCAACGGCGCTACCTTCCGTGTTATCAGTCGTGGTTACACTTTGAGTGTCTTCCATGTTGACGTATAACTCGTTATTCCTCTAGCGATTGAACAGGTGTTTCCTGCTCAACACTATTGACGACTGAAATCAGTCCAAACCTTTCCGAAAATTGCTGGGTTGCAACTCGGTAGGATGGGGCTGACTTCATTAAATCTGTTTGTCCTGTTTGGGCAATGCGTCCAAGGATTGTGTTTCTGAATTTATCATACTTTACACTTCCATGGAGTACCGCCTCTAAACACGCTTCAGAAATCTGTTGGTTAATGACCTGGTAGTCGTCAGGTTTTATAAACGACCAATTAAATTGTCCGGTAATTGACTCCCAATTCAAGGGAGCCAAATAGCCAATCATGGAGTTTTTGAATCTACGTTTGAGAAAAACCACTCTCGAAAGGGTGGTATACTCGTACGAACTATTCTTATCTCCCGACGTGGCTGTAATACCGAATTTCTTCAGATTTGAGATGACATTGGGAAGAGTAAATCTATACCGCATCTGGGGTGATACGGCAATGATTACATCATCACCAAAGCAAATCACTTCCAAGTCTCGACAAAAATCGTGATAGGAGGAATTCTTCGTGGTCAAATAATAGACATACATTAAGTACATCAAGTTGACTGTCGAATTGTCAATCGTCGTTAACGTTTGACCACTACAATTCCCTTGTCGCGTGGACCATATGGTATCTTGCGTAACATGCAACGGATATTGCACCTCGTCTGCAAGAACCTTTCTTATGGTCTCATTCTCATCTGCAAGTTCTGGCGTGTGTTCCATATCCCATCGACGCATCAGGTTAATTCTCAACTTTGTTGCCATTGTAAAGAATACCGGGTGCATCGAGCCGTCCCAATCGGAATAGTCTAAATCAATCATATTATCTCCCTTTGACAGGAGACGATTTGCTATCATTGACCACTCAGGTGAATGGGGATTTATTCCTAATCCATGATGGAAGGAATGCCTATGTCTAGTATATGCTGACTTGTAAGATTGAAAATACTTAGTCGCAAGAAACGTATAGGCTATATCGGGGATTGTAAACACGCGCGTTTTGCCGATTTTTACTTTTTCGATTGGTCTCGTTTCATCCTTTAATTTGTCCGTCCAAACTCCGGCAGTTCTAACACCCTTGCGGGCATTATCTTCTTTGAGTTTTATGTCGTTGATACAATCTCTGACATGCTCATTTTCTGTTTTCCAGCGAAAACTATCGCCTTCAAGAACTACCATTTCTTTCTTTGTTTTAAAGAAAGTATTGTACGGATAACCTGGGGACGTATCGAGCGCAAGTCCAACTTTAGAAATAGGGTCAGACCCTACTTCTTCATTCATCGTTCGGAATTCTCTTCCGTTGAGCACCTCTTCATCCGTCATAAGACAGAGATCTTCATGTTGGAGTTTTCCCCACCATGTTTCCTCCATCTCATCCACCATCTTTTGCAAGACGGCTTCATGTTCTGATGGAATCGGAACTGTACCTGTCGCCCACTTCGCTGTTTGACTAGCTACTAGAGACGGTTCTCCCGCTTGATTAAGTTTCAATTTTGATTGATCTTCTACCTGATTTAGGTGCAAAGCGGCTGGTACTTGCTCAACTGGAAAAGCTCCAAACAACAAATGTCGCCTAAGAGCAGTCTTCCCAGATGTTGGATTTGTCCTTGTTGGAGTCGTACCGTGAACGGTGACAGCTCCAACTGGAGCATTGTTTCTGGCTGGCATCTTTTCTTGAATAAACCCATGTGGATCATCCATCGGTATTGAACCAGGCTGCGACTGATTGTATGGAGTTACGGTCTGAAATATGTCCGAGTAATCGGAACCATATTTCAGCTCGACCTCCACGCGTTCATTCACAATCTGGTTCAACACTGTTTTCGGTATTGCCTGAAAAAGACAGTGACCTGTCTCTGAAACGCCAGTCAGAAAACCAATGATTTTACCCATTTGGGAGGGGTGCGCGATCGCTATAGGCGCTCCACACTCACCTCTCCTTAAGGATAAAGCCGTTCCAACAACTGATCGTAGAACATGCTCTTGTTGTCCTCCTTCAAATGAAATTGTCTTGCAATATTTCAAACCTACGTAGGTCTGAACTCCAGACATAGGTGACACCCATAAATGAGTGCCACCCGAATGTTTTGCAAAGACTTCTCCATCATTCAGGAATCTCGAAAGATCTCGATGAATCGGGAAAGTCGGTGGCATTTGGAGCAGAATTGCATCCCAGTTTTTGCTAGGATGACTAATTGCTCTCAATGGTGTGTACTCGCGTTCGTTGTTATCGGTGACAATAATTTGTCGTATATCCGTTAAGCCCATCAAAATATGTTTTGGGCAAATAACAACGTTCTTGTGTGCCATACCAAAGAGATGTGTCCCTAATGTGGTCGTGATTTGTACCACATTTGTTCGATGGACACGTGCCATCATGGCTTCGCATGATAAGTCTGCTCCTCCAAACTCCGAGATTTTCCCGACGTCTTCTGGAACTTGCTCTGGGACGATTTTCTTCCCAATCAGCGTTGACCAAAATGATCTCTTCTCTGTTACCACTTCGAGTGGTGTTGCAAATCTCACGGGCACCGGTTTTTGTGCCCCTTTCTTGAAATTTCCAGAGAAA